TTTTTAGCATCTTCTATGCTGTTGAATACAGGATCACCAACTGCGGATCTGTTTTTGTTGATCTCTTCAAGGAGGCGATTGTTGTATTCCTCTTCCCCAAGACCGTAAAAATCACCCGCACCTGCTGGAGGAACTGCTTCGCTTGAAAACTCAGATACAACGTAGTCAGTTGTGTAATACTCTGCTGGGCTGAATCCTGCCGCCACAAGCATGTTTTCTGCAGTAAGATACGCTGCTCGTGATTTCAAATCTCTGCTATCAGACATAAGATTTGCGCGGAATTCAAATCTTTCCAGCATTCCCTTTACTGCGTTCAAAGCTGCAAGCTGTGCAACGGCATCGTCAGACCATCGCTGACGAAGACCTCTAAAAATCAAAGCAACGTCTTGGTCAGAAATCGTACGTCCACCAGTTCCACCCTGAATAGCTGCAGCAACTTCGTAAGCAAGAACAAGAGTAAAGAATTCACGCTTGGCGTATTGCGAGTTTGCAGCCAGTCTGATATCTTCTTCGATTCGAGCAAGTGCGTCACTGTCTTCCTTTAAGCCACCAAGCGCTTTTAGCTTCGCCCTAGATCGTGTTACATAATCCATACCTGCTGATACAACAGCTTCCTTGTTGTTAAAGTCAATTCCTATGAAGTCTGCTGCTTTTCCGCCTAGATATTTTGCACCTTCTACAAACAGTGATATGTTACCTACAAATTGAGTACCTGTTTCTCCTCCGCTTACAGGATTAGTGAATGTACCTATAGCTTGATTGACGACATCTATACCCCTTCGAGCAGCATCGCGTACGCTACGTTGATCACGAACAAACTCAGCTTCTTTGTTTTTGCTGTTTCCAAAAGCGAAGCGAGTGTTCATAGCTTGGTTGACGCCCGCACTACTCCGCATCATCGGAGCAACAACTTGAACTGCCAGCTTTATGTCTCCTTGAACAGCGTCAGAAAAACGGATGGAAACTTCTTTGTGGTTAGCATCCATCTGATCTACTTTACTTTTACGAGGATCAAGAATCTCTATAAACTTATCAAACAGAGTAAGATTTGTTCCGCCAATACCCGCTACACGTAGACTTTCAAGGTACTCCAAAATGGGTTGATCATCAGATGGAATCGGATTCCTCGCGCCATCTCGTACAAGTAGTCCTCGTTCATCTGTTTTGTATGTAATGAACTTTCCAAACGCCAGATTAACTGCATCTTCTTTTGGAATTTCTTCACCAAGACTGTTGCGAGAATCTCCTATAGCCTGATTTAGATAGGGCTTGAGCACTGTATCTACTAAAATTTGATACTTTTGAGGATATCTGTCCACAATTGCAAGTTCTAGTGTGTGAGGTACACCGTCGAGAGCAGCCAGTTCTTCCGGTGCTTTTTCTTTGATTACAGATACGCTTGCAACAGTATTAGCAGTTGTGTTCTGCTGGGTAAGAACATTTTTCCGATTTTGTCTGCGTCCCTCGTCTTGCTGTTTAATCTTGTCCTGCATTCCGGGGATTTCGAGCAAAGACGGGTAGTTATCGTTCACAAATTCTGTAAAAGTCACCTCTGCCTTGTACGTGTACAGAAGCTGACCGTCTGGTCCGACTTTTGTGTCGTTGTACGCATCATAAGCGTCTTTAAAAATACCGTTTACAAATCTATTCGCGGAACCGGAGTTGCTAGAAATACCTTGTGAAAGAGCATTGAACGATTCGGGAGAGTTTGCCAGTTGCGTCAAAACGCTGCTTATTCGGTCTTCTGGTTTGTTTTGCTTTGACCCGACGATTGTTTCTCCGACTTTAAAATAATACGGAAGTTCTCCTACATTTATTGCTTTTTGAAGTTCCGATACTTCAGCCCTTTCTGGTTCGTCTTCTTTTCCGGCTGGAAAATATTCTATTGCAGAGGGTTCCCACTTGTCACCTACTTTCGTTCCAGTAGTTTTTGACTTTACGTCATAGGGATCATATTTCCTGTTTTCCGACTCATAGAATTGTGTACCGTCCTTCAGTGTAATCAGAATGTCCTTTGTACTTGTCGGCCCGTTGTCTTGTACTTCTTTAATGAAATTGAAAGCGGAGTCGTTAGAAATAACCTCTACACCTTCGTTATTTGTCGCCAGTAGATACTGTCTTCCACTCAGCTTTGGGTCGTCAAGCTTTATGTTGTTTTTATTTATCCAGTTAATTACATTCTCGTAGCTTCCCTTGAACTCCCCGTGATCTGGATGTGCGGCACTGTATTGACGCTTCGGATTTGATGCCAAAGGATCACCAGCTTCGCGACGTTTGATTATATGATCGGCGTCGTATTTAATCTCGCCAGTCAAACCGTCTTGAATGCCTATGCGATAGGGAGGATTTTTAAGCTGATCGTCAAAAGAAAACACAGACATCGGGCCTTCTTTTTTGGTTTTCGGATCACGATAAATAGGTATTGGTTGCTGTTTTTCTGCAGGAACGTCATAAGAAAGCTGACTAGGCTGTCCTGTTTTCACGGCTCTTGCACCTTCATTAACGAAAAACGAATTACGAGCCTTGTCATCCATGCGGGCAGCACCAAAGGTGTTGTTTGGCAGTTCGTACAAAGTCCAAAGAGCAGTTTCGTCTTGCTTTTGCTTTGCTTCCGCTTTTAACTTTTGTGCTGCTTCGTTACGTGCCCTGTCGCCTTTTTGTTTTGCAGACCAAGCGTACGCTGCAAGCAGTGCTAGTGGTGCCCCCATATTTACTCTCCTTCAACGGACAAGAACGATTCAGACGGCTCTTGTTCTTCTACTTGTTGTCTAGGAGCCTCTTGACTCATCCGCTGTTCACGATTTATTTCTTCTACCATATCGCGGTAAAGCTGTGGGTTTCTTTGGCGCATGATCTGGAAGAACGTGGCGTCTTCCATTTGTTCGCGTTGCAATTCCGGCTCTTTGTTAAATAGTACAGGTTCGAATCCCGCATCGTCAGCAAGACCAACCAAATATACAGCCAAAGCTGGCTTTATGAGTTCGGCTACGTCTGGCGTAAATGTACCCGCCATAAAACCTTTAAAGGCAATTTGCGACACAATTTCTTCTACAGTAATTCCCGCCAACATCATCTTAGCAAGGTCTTCTTCGCCACCGCCTGTTTCAAATTTTGAAATAATAAAGTCGATTGCATCGTCAGGATTTACAAGCTGTGGTGGCCGTTCCCACGGCCAACGACCCGGCGTACCCGTTAAAGAGTGACCGGGAGGTGCAGCAAGAGGAGTAATTTTATCTAGCATTACGATACCGTCCTTTTTCTGCGGGATGTTACTTTGCTGGATGCCAGCGAAATTGTTGATCCTGTTGCGGGTATATTTGGTCGGGGAATCGGAATGGTTTGGACACGAGATAGCATATTTTTAACTCTTCCTGAATTACTGATATAATCCGGAACTCTGTTTCCTGATCCCAGAGGTACTCTGGCGGCTTGTCCTGCCGCTTGCATACGAGCCGCCGCCATCGAGGAAACGCTGGGAAGATTTACGGATGGCAGATCTGACAACTGAAGACCTTTGTCTCCGGAAATGGCGCTTGCCACAGCGGACCCTATCTGTCCGGCAAAACTGCTGTCTTCTCCTACTTTAGGTCCAAACTTACTTAAAAAAGATCCGATGCCGGATTCGGACCCAAAATATTCTGTTCCGTACTCTGCGACTTTTTCGATGCCTGTTCCTAAAATTGAAGGAGCAGCAGCGACAAGTATTTTACTAAATATTGACATCGCTTATCCTATGAAAATATATTATCTATAGTTTTTGTGATCAAAAAGTCTTCGTACTTTTCGTCGTACATGTTTTCACTAGCGGCAATAGACGCAGCTTGCATGGCGGCGTTGTGTGCCCGCGCCAAATTGTTTTCCGAAATTTGCATTGTCCAAGCCGCCTGATCACGATATAGTTGCCACAAATTTGCTTGGGCTTGTTGCGTCATAGCCAGCAAGTTTTGAACATTCTGCTGATTTGCGGCGTTTTGCTGCGCCGTGTTGGCTGTGTTGATATCTCTGCGCCACTGTGCGTTGCTCTGTGCGATCTGAGCAGACATGTTTGCGTTGAACTGGTCGCGGGCAGCAGTCATCTGCGTGTTAAACTGGGCCATAGAATTTTGTTGGGATACGTTAAACTGCTCTACGGCTGCTTTTCTGTTTACGTTGGCCGATTCAATTTGCGTACCCAAATCAGCAAAAAACATATCCACTTCAGCTTGTGTTTTTGCGTTAAACTGTTTTGCTGCATTCTCTTGTGCTTGATCAGACAACATAGCTTGAAGTTGTCCCTGATAACTAATTGTAGCACTTTGTTGCTCATTAGTCAAGTTTTGCATGTCCATAGCAAGAAACGCTTTGGCATTATTCGCAGCGGCAGCTTGACGATTATTCAAATTCGCCATGTCCATCTGCGCTGAAGCTGCAGCGTTTTGCAATACTGCTTGCTGTTTGTTGCTCAAATTCTGCAGTTGGATGGTGGCGTATTTGTTTGCATCTTGAGCCGCAATCGGAATACCTGCCTCAAGCAAGGCTTGTGTAGCCGCCGCTGCAGCCATAGATGAAGAACCAAGACCTCGTTGCTGCATTATAGCTGTAGCATTTCGTACTGCAGGAGATGCCCAAGCAGGTAATGGCTGGCCTTCTTCTACGCTTTTAAATAACTCAGCAAGCTGGTAACGAGTGGTGGCACGAGGATCAAGTTCCGCTGTCGCAGCTTCGGCCAAACTTTCCGGAGACAACTCCCCTTGAGCCGCCGCCATCACAGATTCGTCTGATATTTTTCCCGCTGCAGCTTTGGCCGGAGTCACCTCTCCGACTTTAGCAGCTTCAACTTTGGGGGCTTCTGTAGGAATCGGAGCCGCCTGTTCTAGTGCAGCCGTGTCTATCTCAGGAGCAGAAACAGCCGGAGCAACTTCTGGCATCTTTGCCACGTCAGGAGAAACAAACTCGTCAGCTTTTGCTTCCAAAGCAGTCGGAGTTATTTGTTGCTCTGCTGGCAATGCTGGCATTTCAGCTTGTTCAGCTTGTTTTTGAACAAGTGCGGACTCTAGTTCCTCACCAGTTTTTCCAGCAAGTGTTGTATCTTGTTCCGCCATACCTTAATCCCTACTCAATACTTTGTCTAGCTTATCTTCAACCCGATGCAACGCATCCATGACCTGCCTCATATCATCACGCAATTCGAACTTGGTTGCGTACTCTTCACGTGTCTTGTTCACAAGGATGTTTATTCGCTTTTGTTCTTTGTTTTGTTCAGCCAAGAACCAAGCTACCCCTGCCACAACAAGGCCAAGTAACATATCAATGAGGCTAGTCATTTCCATCGCTTACCACCTATGCAGTATATGCTTTACCAGCGGTAATCGCAGCATTGGCAGCAGTCATGTCTTCTGATGTCCAGAAGTCTTTTGCCACCATGATTTCCAGATGCTCTACATTGCGGTCAACACAATCTTGTTTGTCAGCCGCATCGTCATCTGCCATTGCGTCACCAGCAATAATAGCATTGATAAGGTCAACGCTGTGACCCATCGCTGTGTAATGCTGTGCAATCTGTTCTGCTGTAATTTCGTCCATTTTCTTTACTCCTAATTAAAGTTCATCAGGCCAATCGGCAATAGGTGCATTGCCAGTTGGTACTCCATTTGCATCAACAGGTGCATCAAACAGTGCCACGAAAGCAGTGTGGTCTGCCGCACCGTCAATGCTTGCTTCAATCGTGTTGCTTGATGTACGCACAGCCGCACGGTAAGTCGTTACGTCCGCAGGTACGGTGTATCCCGCAACCTCGTTGGCTTTGATAACCATCCAGTCGGTAGGCTGAAGCAAGCCACCTGCCTGTTCCTTGACGGTAGCTTTCCACTGGGACTTGAGGCCAAGCGTTAGACCTTGCTCACCTGTCGTTGGGTCAATGATTGGGTCGTTGTTATCGTCTACCCACAGTGTATCACCAAGTTCCTTTGGCGTGTTGGCATCCCACCAGAAGCGATTGTCAAACGGTGCAGGTTCGTCTTCCCACACAAGACCAGCAGCGGCTTTGTCTTCATCTGACCAAATCATCCAGTTGCGTGGATGCGTAATGCCATCGCTGTTTGTCCAACTGCGTCCAGCACGGATGTATGTGTCATTATATTTCCAAGCCATCATTCACTCCTTATCGTGCGTTGGCATATTTAAATGGTTGTTCGGCAAAGGCGAGGTAGATGTAAGTGCCGCCAGATGCGTTCCAACCAGCCTCACTTGTGCGAACTTTGAAACCATTGGATAAAAAGTCCACACCATACGACCCGCCGCTGTCCTCTGCGCTAGACAGGTTCAAATAAAGCCGCCAGTCGTTGACATTATATGGACCACGTTTATTGTCGTGACTATTCCAGTTGTTTGAACTGTCATATCGCTTAACCACAACCCAAGCAGGGCGGAAACCTGTGTAAATAAATGTTCCATCGCTAGAACCGTTGCCGACATACGACCCCGCCTTGCTGAATCCGTCAATGTCAGTGAAACAATATGCAACGTGACTGTCGCCTGACTGGTTTGTATTGTTGGCAGTGCCAAGACTAAACACTGAACTTGTAGGCTCCGTGTTATTCCAATAAACAATATTTGCGTTATTTGCGGCGGTACTGCTCAAAACCATTTGTCCAGTCGCACCGATGGAGCCGTGCTGAACAGGCCAATCTTGTGCGCCATCATCTCTGTTTTTGACAATAATCATCGTGGGCTTCTTACCCAAGCCATGTCCAACAGTAGCACCAGCAGTTGCATTACCAGTATAAGTTACAACGCTAAACCCTGAATCTTGGTTAGCCGACACAGTTGATGTGATACTGCCATCGGTGTTGCTTACGCCTGTGCCGCCAGCCTTCCAGTTCCAAGCGACATAGGGTTCACTTGGTGCGTTTTGTCCGTAGTCTACACCCAAGCTAAAGCCGTCACTGTCAAACGAAGTAAGATAGGTTGAACTTATTGATTCAGCACCAAGTGTGTTAGATTGCAATCTTCCATTTGCACCACGAATAACATCGTGTAAAGCGTGACCGTAATCAGTAACCCTAGATTTAATCCAAACAAAATCAGGCTGGAACCCAACGCCAGTTACAGACTGTGCGGCATTTGGATTTGCACCAGTATAAAGCACCGTATTGAAGTAATCCGCTGGCGTGTCATCAGCCGCAGGGTCAATCGCTGGGTCTGGCAGGTTGGCTGAACACATAGCAAGGAAGCCAGATGGCGGGGTGTAGTAGAAATCACCTACGCCGTTTGCGTCTGTGTTACCTTGCGCTGTCTTGTTACCTACAAAGCTACTGTCTTGCCCAAAGTTCCAAACAGAACCTGAACCGTAAGTGTTGTACGAAAACCAATGTGGGAACAGGTCAATGTCGTTTGTCCAAGTAAATGTAGGATTTGTGCCTGTAGCTGGATTGCCAGAATTAGGAAAGACGCCGTTTTCAGAAAACCACATTTTCCTGTTTTCCATATCAACAGCAACACCAAGAATGTTGTTGTCTTCAATGCGTGATAAACCAGTGGTCACAGTTGTGATTGAACCAACATACGTTGTGCTTGTGTCAACGCCGCCAGTTCCACAGTTTAGTTTTAAGTCGGTGCCTCGTGTGCCGTATGTGCTGTTGCTATTCAACCGCTGACCAGCACACGCCCCCACATATGGGTAGTTATCGCCAACATTCGGGTTGTCTATAAAGACTTCCCAGTACCATTTGCCTGTTCCGGCTGGCATACCAAAGGTACCGGCTATGCCGTGTGCGTCTGCACCAGAGCCATTCCCCGGCTCCAAGTTTCCTTGCGTTAATGTGCCGACACTACCAGCAGTCAGGGGCGATAGTGTGCTAAAATTGTTAGTCGGCGTATCAGGCACATAGTCATAACTGCTGATGTTGTTAGCAGTAAAGTTGTTGCCATTGCCGCTTGTATCGTTGGCGTTGCCAGCAAACTCTAGGTGAAAACCATTAGTGCCATATGAACCACTGTATTCTTTTGGAATCCAGATGCCTGACTTGGTTTCGCCAAAAGACGTTGGGTCTAGGGCAGAGCCGTCAATAAAATAAGCATCTGCTACATACCCATCAAAATATTGAGCAGAAACTCCTGTATCTAAAAGAGAAAATCGTTGAGCATCTCCTGAAGCATTTATAGAAGCAAATGAAGCATTTGAAGCAAGACTAGCGGCGGCCCAGCTTCCTGATACAACTTCATTGTTCCAGTAAACAGTAACACCGTTTGAACCTGCTGTTGTATCTGCCTTTACAACCAAATGACCCCACGAACCAACATCACGAAACACTTGAGTGCTTGTCCACTGACCATAAACACCAGAATTTGCAAACTGCATAAAAAACTGATTGCTAGAATTAAATGTTAACTGGTCATATGCAGACGTACTGCTTACGCCACTAAATATTGTTCTGCTAAATCCTAGATTGCCTAGCTTAACCCAACAAGAAAGTGTCCATATTTTATTATTTGTGGGGGTGCCAGCAGTTCTTTGAAGATACGCGCTGTCATCGTCATTGAACCGCAACGAGTTATCAATCTCAGTGCCGTAAAACCCGCCTGATGCGTACATCCATTGACTTGAACCAAAAGGACCAGACATGGTTACTCCCTACGCAAATGCCAACTGTGGTGTGCCAAGCAAGATGTTACCGCTTGACTGCACGACATACGGCACAAGGTCTACTGCACCTGCTGTACCTGACAAGGTGAGGCCAGCCCCACCTGCAGTTTCATAATCAGTGCCAAGTGACACGGTTCGTGCCGCACCGCTGTGGATAAAGATGAAGAAACCGGACTGACCTGTCTTTTCTGTAGACGGATTAGCAAGCGTGATGTTACCTGTAAGTGTCCACACAAAGTTTTGATAAGCATTAAAGTCTGCTGTTTGCGAACCTGTTTTGCTTGCAGTTTCTGTTTCCGCAACCACAGAATCTTGCAACTGCCAATACGAACCTGTGTGATAAGCACGAGGATTACCATCGCCATCCGACAGCACGATGTAGTTGCTGGATGTGCGGATGTCTAGGCCGTTTTGGTTGCCGTTGTACTGTCCTATGACAACATTCTTTGAACCTGTTGTGATTGCACCGCCAGCACTAACGCCCAAGAAAGTATTGCCACCACCAGTCGTTAAACTCTGCCCAGAACCGTAGCCAACAGCGGTGTTGTTAGACCCTGTGGTATTTGCAGTCAAAGCCTGATAGCCAAAAGCTACATTGTTATTACCTGTAGTATTGTAGCCAGATTGATAACCAACAAATGTGCTTCTATTGCCTGTTGCTGAATTACCAGCCGCATACCCAACAAATACGCTGTCACCATTTGTGGTCATTGCTTGTCCAGCGTTATGACCAACTGCAACATTGAACGCACCAGTTGTCACTGAATATAATGCATTTACACCCACAGCAGTATTAGATGCACCAGTGGTGTTTGCATTTAAGGCCTGATAACCCATCGCTGTGTTGTTGGATGCGGTGGTGTTGCTTACAAGTGCGTTTCTTCCTACTGCAACATTGTTTGCTCCGGTAGTGTTTGCCAACAGGCTTAAAAAACCAACAGCCACATTATCGCTTGCAGTTGTATTGCTACGAAGCGCACCGTTACCTACAGCAGTGTTATAATTACCTGTGGTGTTGCTAAATAACGGGCCTTGTGCGTTAGAGGCATCTGGCCCACCTAATGCTGTATTGTAGTATCCGGTTGTGTTGCTACGAAGTGCTTTGTAACCGAAAGCAGCGTTATTAGTCCCAGTCGTATTGCTAGCCCCTGCCTCATAACCAACCGCAGTGTTGTTGCTTGCGGTGGTGTTTTGCCCCAATGCCAAATAACCAACTGCAACATTGTCGCCACCAGAGGTGTTAGCTTGAAGTGCATTATCACCAAGTCCAGTATTTCTTGACCCTGTGGTGTTGCTTGTAAGTGAGTAAGCTCCGTATGCGGTGTTTCTTCCAGTGGTGTTTGCAGCTAATGAATTAAAACCAACCCCAGTGTTTAGTGTACCTGTGGTGTTTGCATACAACGACTGATAACCAACAGCGGTGTTGTTGGATGCGGTGGTGTTCTGGTATAGCGACCTATAGCCAACCGAAGTGTTAGACCCACCAGTTGAGGTGTTGTTCAAAGATTGTGTGCCAACAGCGGTGTTTTCATCACTTGTTGCAACCCGCAAACTCCGATAGCCTAATGCTACATTGTTAGAGCCTGTGGAATTTGTGTATAATGCACCTTCACCTAAACTTGTGTTTTGCGTTCCAGTGGTGTTGCTATACGCCGCTTGATAACCAACGGCTGTGTTGAATGATGCGGTGGTGTTGAAGCGTAAAGAATCAAATCCTATTGCGGTATTATAATTACCAGTAGTGTTTCCTCTTAATGTGCCACCATTAAGATTACCGCCAAAAGCTACGTTTCCAGTTCCAGTAGTATTCCCATATAATGAGTAATAGCCAAAAGCTGAATTGCTACCCGCAGTACTGCTGTATAATGCACCCCATCCAAATGCAGAATTGTAGTCGGCAGTTTGGTTGGAATACAAAGACTGATAGCCAAATGCGGCGTTATTTCTGCCTGTGGTTCCACTATAAGCCGCTTGATACCCAACGGCAGTGTTGTTGGATGCGGTGGTGTTGGAGAGCAATGCGTTCATACCCAGAGCAGTATTGTATTCGCCTGTGGTATTAGAGAACAAAGCAGTTCTGCCAATGCCTGTGTTCCTGTTTGCCGTGGTGTTTGCATTTAACGATTGATAACCGACAGCCGTGTTATATGTGCCACTAGTATTCGCCTCCAGCGCGTCATAACCTACGGCGACATTTTGTGCGCCAGTTGTGTTTGCAGTCATAGCAACATTACCGACTGCCGTATTATAGTTGCCACTCAAGCTACCATCGTCCAGCGCACCATCACCCAACGCCACATTGCCTGTGCCAACAGGATAATTACCATCCAGCTTAATCGTGCCGCCGTCTACGCTGACATTGCCAGCTACTGTGAGGCCGTCTGTGACTGCTGTGCCTGTTACGTCAATGCCTGTGGCGGTGGTGGTTAAAGAAACACCATTGTCGTAATACAATGAGGCAGCACCGTTGTCGTTAAACACTGCAAAAGATTCATTGCCCGCTGGGTTGGTTAGCCTGATTGCAGAACTTCCTTGAATGTATAAGTCACCCGTTCCTGAGTCGGTAATGAAAGAAACAGAGCCGTCATGCCCTATCTGCAGGTCAGACCCAGCACCAAACACGGCCTTGACATTATCACTGAATGACAAGTCACCTGATGTCTTGGTATCTGCCGCATCGCTACGAAGGAACTGTGTGCTGTCAAGGCTGTCAAGCAAGGCTGCGTTAGATGCTGTACCTGTCAGGGGTCCACTAAATCCCGCAGCAGTAATTGTCGTTGTCGAATCAATTTTTGCGCCAGTTACAGCATCATCTGCAAGGCCCGCCGTGTCAATTTGCGGACCTTCACCTGTCGTACCATCGTGCGAGTGACCTGTTGTTGCGTTGAACGCTGCCTGAATTGCATCAAACTCGCCGTCAAGGTCGGAGGCGTTGATGACGTTTCCATCAGCTATGTTGTTTGGCGTATCGTTGCGGGTGTAACCTGTACCCATCTTTTATCTCCTCCCGTATGTTGCAAACTGTAAGGTTGCAGCATCGACGGTAAATACAGCGTCTGTATTTGCTCCTGTTGTTTCGTAAAGTATCGACACTGTAAATCCTGAACCTATTGTTGGCACTTCAAAGATTGCCTTTTGTTTAACCCCGAAAAGGGAAGTTCCGTAAATACCGGAACCGTACGTGATTGATGCTCCTGCATCTGTGCTAAGAATCGAGTCCGGCTGTGGAGAGTCCGGCTGGTCAAAGTCGAACTTGAGTGAAAATTCCAAGTCAAAGTCGCCGTTAACGTCCAAATAGGTAGTGCCCTTGTATATCGTTTTTCTTACTTCGGGGTCGCCCAGCGGAACAAACGGAGTAGCAAAAGTTGCAACGATGTCCGTCCCATCTTGAGTGTTACCCTGCTCCATCTGGTAAACGTATCCGTCCGAAGCAGCAAAATAGATGCGTTCTGCGAACCCGTCGTACTCACTGAAGGTGACGTAAGCGTTAAATCCCCGAAGGTCGTTCCACGAAATACCCTCTTGGAGTTGGGTTCCAGCAATCCCCTTTGCCGCACTGTTCGAATACCCGCTGTTGAATCCAAAGATTCGATATTGGCTTTTTTCACGAATTACCGTGCTGTTAAATGTTGTGCTACTGGAGATAAGGTCCAGCATTTCGGTTTGAATTGGTTTCGAAACAACAGCAAGGCTAAAGTCACCTACGCGGTCTGTTGCCGAAAAGAGCCGCAAACCATCCGGCCCCAAAAACATAATGTCACCACCAATCTCTTGGATGGTATCTTCAGCCACACATCCCAAGTCCCGTGACACTGGTTGCAACTGAAAGTCGCCAATGCTGTTGCCAACAAGCCTGTTAATTGTGTTTTCGCTAAAAACAATCAACTGGTCACGGAAAACAATAAGGCCGGTAATGGTATCGGCTATGTTTATTATACCACCACCACTTGCACTTGTAAAGTCATCATCTTCGTACGGGGCCGAAAAAACAAGGTTTTTACCGTTTCCAAGAAAGATGTGGTTCTTGAAATTAACTATGTGGCTTGCACCAGAGGTGTCTGACGGCAAAGATGTTAGCTGTTCGAAGGTGGTTCCGTCGAATCTGAACGGTTTGCCCGTCGCATCAACGACCATAAATTTGTCCGTTCCATCAAAGTTGTACTTGAGGAACCGGATTTTTGTGGAGCCGCCAAGCGTGACACCCCCGCTGCTGTACGTCGCGTTGTCCGTGATTTGCGTCCATCCGGACCCGCTAGACTTAAATAAATCATCACCCCGTGCAGCATAGACTTCCGCGTTGTACCTTAAAATGCCCCGTACGTTTCCTGAGTTGGTAAGGGCGTTACTGTCAAATTTATCGTATCCTTCAACACGGCGATAGCCACCAAACACCGACGGCTCAAAGTTGCGAAGAATGCGGGCAGACCCCGGAGCCTGAATACCCTGCTGGTAAGGAGACAGGTTCGTGATGAGTCCGCCTTTGAACTCAAACGAATATGTTTGCCATCTATCCGGCATTTAAACCGCCCGTGCGTATACGTTTTCGTTTACAAGAAGAGTCCGCATGTGCTTCATTCCCTCTTCGAACTTGCGTAGGGAAAGGCTGGCGGACTCTAGGTTGTCTCTGAACATGTAAGCGTGGTACATAGCCCCGTCAACAACGACGTGTTTGAACCGAAACGGAATCGTTGGAACGTCGTCGTACGTTTCCAAATCTGCAGGAAACATAAAGAACTCGTACTCAATTGTGTAAGCTTTGTCCGGCATCGGAACCACAATGATGTCCCCGTCTTGAGAACGAACGATGTGTTCAGGGGCCGAACCTTTTGTTGTGTCCGTTTCGTACTCTTGGTCGATGTAGCGGTCCACGTATTCGTCGTATGACATCTGGGTAAGGTGTTTGGCTGACCCGATGCCAACAGCAGTGTCACGAGCCAAACGAACCGTGTCGAAATCAGTGTACTTTGCATTCTCTGGAAGAGGATAACGTAACTCGCCCGCAGTCAAAACAATGTCGTCTGTGTTGTGGTTAAACGGCCAGTTAAAATGTTTTTGATTGATGTCGCGAATTGCAGAATTGATGCTGTCTTTGATTTGTGCGTAAAAGCCTGAAGCACTGGCAAAGTTGCTTGATGTCAATTCTGTTTCGTTGAGGCGGCGACACACTTCGTTCGAAAGGGAAAGGTAGTTATACGCCATTAATTTTTCTCCACAACACGGATTCGAACCTCTTGTTCGCGGATGGTTGCATCACTTGCTGTCATCCGACAAACAATCTTGTACGTTGTAAAAGCAGTGCCGCTGCCCAAATAGATTGTGGCAACGGTGGTTGTGTTGGTACGGCTTACCAGTTGAAGGCCGTTTACAATTTGGCTGTCAGACCAAGTTTGCAACGTCCCATTTTCATCGTAGATTTTCCAGACAAGCGACGAAATGGTGTCACCGTCAAGAGCCGGACCCCAGTTGATAGAGTAGTCTAGCTGGTCGTCAGGGTCTTTATCTGGCCATTTAAGAGACATCGTTACGCTGCCCTTCTGTGATTACTTGTTTGTTTCGGAAGAACACTAACCATACGTGTCCTGTCATATGCGTCTGCTGCAGCCCCGCTGTCTACTGAACGGAAGATAAGCGCGGATGGGATGACGTGGACTGTGTTTCGTCTGTCGTACGCGGATGCGGTAAATACTGTAACTACGCCTGTCGCAGTAACTGTTCCGATGGATACTGTCGCAGAAACACTATCAATTGCCTCGCTAGTTTTTGGTTCAATTGTGCCAAGTGAGGCTGTAGCACTGACACCTGTGAGGGGGTCAAATGTGACTACGAAGTTTAATGTTCCGTTTACTTGCCCCGTAGCAGATACGCCTGTAATCGGAACCCGCTTAATCGAACGGATGCTCCAGTTGTCGTTAACTGCAAATGTGGCAGATACACCGGAGACTTTTTCGTCTATGTTTACTTGGATTGAACCAAGTGAAGCTGTAGCAGATACGCTATCAATTGCTTCAGATGTTTTGGCCTCAATCGTACCAATCGAAACTGTTGCGGATACACCTGACACATCTTCTGCAATGTTTACCTGAAGTGTGCCAAGTGACGTAGCAGCGGATACACTATCCAAAACTTCTGAGATGTCAATCTCAAAGCCCGTAACCGCAACAGACGCAACAGTTGTAGTCGCGCTGACTCCTGCTAATGCAACATTGGGTGTTACGATTCCGTATCGCGGAGAACCGTAAACACCAATTCCATATATTGCATCAGCGGAGTCGTAGAAGGCCATGCCTTACTCCTTACGCAATACGAATGATAGCGTTAGAGGCGTCAGCAGCAGGAAATTCGATTGTCAAGTCACCAGCAGTGGCGGCAACAGTGCCACCGAAGTCGATGACGGCGACTGCACGGTTTGCTTTTGACGAGTTGTAGATAATACAGCCGTCAGCAGAAACAGTTACGTCAGCAAACACTTCATCTGTAAAATCAAGGTAAGCGGTTGTGCCGCTGGTTGCAATAGTCGCGCCATCAAGATTTTGACCACCAGTAGTATAGTTTGTTCCAGATGCTTCGTCAGAATTTCCTGTAACATCTGAGTAGTTTGTGGTTGTTGCATCGTACGTTCCAGTGGGTGTGGCCTTAATTAACGCCAACTTTAGTACGTCAGTGTCGAGGTCATGTGTACCGCCCAAAAGTTCAGACTTGAACGACGTACACATCGCAGTTGTGATTGCCATTAGGTTTTCTCCTTTTAGGCGAGGTTAAAGTGCAGTTTCGTAATACTCTTCCAGAGATATTGAAATATTCACCGAACTGTTTGCACTAGCCAGTCCGCGAATCTTGTCGTTCTTCACCAAGAACAGGGGATAGTCAGTAATCTGTAACAACGAGTTGGCGGGAAGTTCTACCGCTTCGGCCAACGTGTAATATGTTGTGGTTGCAGCGTCGTACCAATCAAGACTAAATGTAACTGCGCTACCAGACTCGTTGTTTACATAAATGCTGTTAATGTCGGCGTTAAATCGGGCAGGGACAGTGTAGATGTCTTGGTTCGATGTGGTTAGCTGTGCAGCAAGGGTGCGTTTTTTGCGAACTTCCATCCCTACACTCCGTTGGTCAAATCATAAAAGATAAGTGAGCCAATAGCTGAACCTGAAGGTGTACCTGTTACGGCAGTACGAATACCAACCGTCATAATGTCGCTTGTGCCACCTATTGTTCTACCAAGCTGCAAACTAAACTTGTAACCTGTTGGTGCGTTAACGCCACTACCAGCCTGTACAGTATTCGTAATATAGTCTAGTTGTACAACTTCACCACCTGTCATTGCGGTAGCACTTACATCATAATCCACATTGGTAAATGTGCTGGTATCCCAAGATGGACTTGTTAGTGTGGCATTACGAACAAGTGTTATAATGTAATCTTGTCCAGTAGTAGGCAAGACTTTAACAATTTGTGGCAGTACAACAGCATCAAGAGAACCGCTATTCAAACGGACGGATACTAAAGGTAAAGTTGTTAGACCAATACTTGAAAGCGTAGTAGTTCGTTGTGCAGCCAATTCGTTTACATCTTGTTGATAGCCACCTTCGCTTATGACTGTGCTACAAATTTGTTTCATTGTAGCGGAAGAACTAATAGTATCTGTTGCGGTAATCTCGTAACGTATCGGCAGAATAGCTGTCTTCATATAGACTGAAGTCAAGTTATTAGCGTTGTGAAACTTGTGGCAGATTACGTTCTGCCCATCAATTACAAAGCCTACACGTACTGTACCTACACCAAGCCACTCATAGTCAATCAAAAGAATCTGTGTCTTTGTTTCATCCAGTGTGTATCCACTAGGGCCAGTGCCATCCAGTTTATCTACATTCCAGTTAGCCTGTGTTACAAACCGTGCGTCACTTGCACTGCCGCTTGTTGATGTACGAATTACAAAACGTAAATCTGTTTCATTCTGTTCAAAGTACACACCATCATTAGCACCAAAGTATCCTACACGTTGGCGTAAATTAGCCTGTGATTCAGCCATTGTAAAGGTAG